GGAATAGACCTTAATAAGGCACTGGATTTAACGGATAAACGTTCGGTTGCCGCATTTAATACCTTTTTAAATGGTACTGATACCGTTTTAAATCTCCGTGATGCAGTAACAGGAGCCGAAGAGGGATTTAATGCCATGGCGGAAGAAATGGGTGATAATGTACAAGGTTCCCTCAATACATTAAGTTCAACTATCGAAGGGGTAGTTTTACGTTTCTATGAATCAAAGGGTATTCTTCGGGATTTAATAGACCTTGTTACGCTTATGGTGGAAGGTGTGGGCGGTATGATCGACATGTTTAATAAATGGGGTGTTGTCACTTATACCGTTACCGCTTATTTGGTTTCTTACTATGGAGGACTGAAAATCGCTACCATGTGGCACGCCCGTTTTAAAACGGCGACCCTTGCTTCGGTCGTTGCAGAGAAAGCGCACGCCGTACAGCTTTATATCAGCCGGGCGGCTACTCTGGCTTATGCGGCGGCCCAGGCATTGCTGCACCTGAATATTAAAAGATGTACCGCCGCCCTTCGGTTAATGAGGATCGAACTTTTGAAGAATCCATATACGGCCCTGCTCGCGTTACTCGTGGCAGCCGGTGTTGCTATCTACCAGCTTGCAAAGAAGACGGAACAGGCTTCGGCGGCGATGAAGGCCCACCAGGAAGTCGTAAAGAAAGTGAATGAAGAATATGCCAGCCAGGAAGCAAAAATAAAAACTCTTGTAGCTGCTATTAATGACGAGAACCTTTCCAACTACACCCGTAAACAAAGGCTCGCTGAATTAAAAGAACTGATACCGGATTATAATGCGGAATTGAATGAAGAAGGCAGGCTCATAAACAACAACAAGGAGGCTATAGATCAATATTTAGTTTCCTTGGAAAAACAAATCAAGTTGAAAGCTTACCAGGAGGAACTGGAAGAATTGTACAAGAAAAAAAGGAATCTTGAAAGCCAGGAATCAGAGCAAAGCGACGCTTACTGGGACACCCGCCAGCAAAATACATTGTCAGGATATAACCGGAACAGTCTTACCGCTAAAATAAGCCGTTTATTTGGTACGGAAAAAGAGGCTAACCAGTTGAAAGCCCTACAGACAACACAGAAGGATTTGGCCGGTATAGAATCAGCTATCGCCCAGATCAATAATGATATATTAAAAACAGAGGCGACGGCCACTTCATTAACCGGGACCAATAAAGAAAATATAAATACTGAAACATCCCTCATAAAGAAACTGGAGGCGGAAAAGAAAAAGGTCCAGGAGCAGTGGGCAGAAGACAGCGAAGCGAATATCGCCAAAAAGAACAAGGAAATAGAACGTATCGACGCCGAAATAAAACGTTTGAATGAATTAGGTAAAGTCAAAAAGAAAGCGGAAGCCGGGGAGTATAAAAATACGGAAACGGACGCTACATTAAAACCGCTGGAGATCGAGCATGAAAAACGTATGCTTCTAATCAAACAGAATCGGGAGAAGGAAAATAAGACGGCAGCCCAGTACATTCTCGAAGGGACAGCGGAAAATCTTCGCTATTACCGGGAACGTATCAACGCACTCCAGAAGCTGGAAGCAAAGACCCCGGCCAAAAAGAAGAAGTTACTCGATGAAATCCACAAGCTCGAAACGGAAGCCCAGGCTGCTATTTTTACGGAAACTGGTAAGCAGGAAGACGCCCGTATAAAACAGGTACAGGAGAAACGGGACGAACGGATAAAGATTGAAACCGCCTATTACAATGTCCAGAAGGACACTATGGAAAAAGCGGTATTAAACCAGAGTATAACGCAGGAAGCAGCCGACGCCTATATGCTGGAAGTTGAACAGGCACATACGGCGGAACTTCTGGAGATAAACCGTACCTATCTGGATGATGTAAACGCCCTGGAGATCACCAGCAGACAAAAGCGTATAGATACCGTTACGGAAGCGGCCGACGCCGTACGTGAAACCGAGATGCAACTATTACGTGACCGGGCGGCCATTGCTCAAAAAGTACGTGAAATAACTTCCGTTCCGGTAGGAATAACCGGTATGCAGGAAATACACCGGAAGCAGGTTCAGGATGTAGAAACGACTTATAATGCTATAATTGAGATAGCGAGACAGGCGGGAATTTCTATTGTAGAACTGGAACGTCAGAAAAATAGAGAAATAAATCAACTGAACTACGAATACGAGAATAATATATATCAAATTCAATCCCAGATCGGCGTATCATGGGCACAGGAGTACCAGAATGAATTGGCACAGTTGGAGAACTTGCACGATCAGGGAATGATTAGCGAGAAACAGTATCAAGAAGGTCGATTAGGTATGGGGATGCGATATGCTAAAAAATACTTTGACTATTATTCCGGCCTTTCCTCTTCCATGGTGGAAGCTATTCAGCAGGCCGAAATCGACCAGGTGGAAGCAAAATACGATGTTCTCATACAAGAAGCCGAAAACAACGGGGAAGATACTGCCGCTCTGGAAGAAGAGAAGGAAAATAAGAAACTGGAAATTCAAAAGAAGTATGCGGATGTAAACTTTGCTATCAAGTGTTCCCAGATCATAGCGGATACAGCCGTTTCAATAATGAAGGCGACCGCTGATCTTGGGCCTATAGCCGGAGCTGTCGCTGCGACAATGCTCGCGGCTACCGGCGTGGCCCAGCTTGCATCGGCTAAAGCCGAACGGGACAAGATAAAAAATATGTCTGTCAAAAATACCACCGGTAGCAAGACCGCTACGGCTGAACGTGTTGTTTCCGGTTCTTCCGGCGGTGGGTGGTATGAAGGCGGTTACACCGGCCCCGGTGGGCGTTATGAAGTGGCCGGCGTAGTTCATAAAGGAGAATATGTGGTACCACAGCCGGAAATGAATAATCCTAAAGTAATCGACGCTGTTAGTACTATCGAAGCGATCAGGCGGCAGCGTACTAATGCGAATCCGTTGCCACAAAGTCCGGGTGAATATTCGGAAGGTGGCTACGTCACTTCTCCTGCAGGGGATTCTTCATACCGGGAATTCCTGGAAGCGGCAAAGGAGCTCCGCGCCTCCTGTGAGGCTATCAAATTGATAAAGGCCTATATCGTTTATCAGGATTTGGAAAAGGCTAAAGAAACTATAGATAACGCCCGCGACACCTTTACACGCGGAAAATAAGTAATCATTATGCTAAAGATTAAGACGAACAAAGGTTATCTGGATTTAGGGGGTGACTTTACCGTACAAATTGATGAAAAATCCCCTGTCATGAACGACCGGGGATCGCAAACCGTACCGGTTACGGTTCCATGTACCGGCAACAATGCTAAAATAACCGGTTTTGCTCACCGTCTGGACATGGGTATAAAGCCGATGAATGAAGATCAGGCATGTACGGTATTGGACGGAGCATATAAACGTACCGGGAAGATAAATATTGTTTCCGCCGGTAAAAAAGAAGGTATTACCCTTAACATCGGCTTTGACAATTCGGAAGCATACAGCGCATGGAAAGCAAAAAAACTGAACTCGATCACATTACCCAGCATAAGCGGCGGTACCGTTAGCGGTCTTATGTCCTCTATAAACTGGTTCTTCACGGATTCCCATGAAGATTTTGCCATATTTCAAATAGTAGTCAAAAATGATTCCAAGGACGGCACGTATTACCCGCAATACATAAACCGTATCACTTTGGATTCAAACGGTGAATATGCCTTATGCTATCAGGCAAGGACGGAAACACTACTGATAAATGATACCCCGACCGAAACGAGTTTACCGGAAGGGTACGGCGTGGCCCCCTTCTTATACGTGCACCGTGTCCTGGACTTTATATTTTCAGAATTTGGTTATACTATAACCGAAAATCCTTTTAAGACGGACAAGGAACTTTCCAGCCTGGTAATCCTGAACAATGCCGCCGACTGTTGCGTGACGGGTATCCTCAATTATGCCGATTTAATGCCGGATTGTACGATTGAGGACTTTTTAAACGCGCTGTATGTACGTTTCGGACTGGTTTATAATGTCTCTTCCGATACGAAAACGGCCACTTTAAGACTGATCCGGGATATAATGGAAGATGAACCTGC